TACCCCAGAGGAGAACGGTCAATTCATCAGCTCCTGCTGCGTATGCTCCCATGCATCCGTATGCGCTGACAAGACCTACATGATGGAATACAGGACATGGCAAGCCTGCTACAAGCAATAACAGGAATATAACCGCAAGAGCGAACACAGGGAACTGTGCTATTATAGCGATTTGTTCATTGCCTGTCGAAGCAGCATATTCCGATATTTCCCAGAAGAGCCATGCCTGTATCATTCCTGCTCCACCTGCAAAGAACCAGTAGTAGATACCATTTCCGTATGGCATGTGAGGCATCCAATTGTTCTTGCTGTTTACTCCAAAGCGCTTATCCCCTTCAGGAACCTTGCCGAATAAACCTTCATTTCCGAAGAGAATCTTGCTGATGACACCTATGATAACGATAGATGCAGATACACTATCAATCTTTCCAGGCATATTAACGATAGGCTCAGAAGTGGGCATTGCGAGCCGATTCTGAATATCTTCAAGCTTCTGCTGTCTCTTGATTGCATTCTCGATAGAGTCAAGCTCTGACTCCATTGTCTCATATGTCTGCTGGTCATCGGCTGAGAGGATTCCATTGTCCTCACGTTCTGTGAGAAATGCCTGCATCTTGTTTACAAGTTCCACCTTTTTGTTGATTAATTCCTGTAATCTCATTTTATTTGTCCTCCTAAAGTTTTTTGAGTGAGAGTTTAGCCATCCTAATTGACCGACCCTCCGAAACAGGTTGATTATCTATCTCATGCTCCATTTTAGGAGCCGTGAGCTTATTTAAGAGATTCTGCATTCCAGTCTTATTATAAGATGTGCTGATTTCCACAGAATCTGTCAGTTTTTCTTTATCTCCGATAAAATCATCGATAAAGCCTAAGTCCTTCGCCCGGATTGCGTTCATCCAAGTCTCTTTTTCCATCAGATTAGAGATTTCATCACGATCCAATCCAGTCTTTTTTACATACGCATTAACGATTGACTCTTTAACCTCTTTTAACACCTTAATGGCATGTGCCATCTCGTTATGGTCGCCAAATGCAATCGTTGATGGATTGTGGATCATCATCATTGCAGTGTACTCCATCTCTACTCTGTCACCCGCCATAGCGATGACCGAGGCAGCCGAGGCAGCAAGTCCATTAATCTTGATTGTAACGTGTCCTGGGTAATCCCTTATCATACTGTAGATTTGACTCGCGGCAAAACAATCGCCACCGGGGGAATTTAACCACATTGTGATGGGCCCTTGATGTTGATTTAATTCGTCTTTAAACATCTTCGGGGTTACCTCATCTCCCCACCACGATTCTTCCGCGATGGGGCCATCGATAGTCAATTCAGATTCTGTCCAGTTCCAAAATTTCATTTTCATTCACCTCCTTTATATGCAGATCCTGCTTGATTGAGTGGCATCATATTTCCGTTGATGAGATACAGATCTCCACCATCTTCCTCCGCAATCGGATCCATTGATTCTAACGTCCTTATGTCATTTGCAGAGATCCATCCATTTTGCCTTGCGATTGCATAGCCATTCATCCTGCTCTGGTAATCTCCCCTTAGGAGTCCTTCAAGGTTGAATTTGATGAACATCGTGCGTTTTTCCTGTGTGTTAAGCAAGCTTCTTTCCATCTCCTGTTCCCATCGAATCACCCAAGGCTCAAGAGTGTATTTCACAAACTCAAGTGATTGTTGCTCAATATTGGAAAATGTCGCATGTTCCAAGTCGCCAATCATATGCGGAGGTACGCGGAAAATTCTTGCAATCTCGTTAATTTGGAATTTTCTTGTCTGCAAAAATTGTGCTTGTTCAGGCGATAGAGATACTGGCTGATATTTCATTCCTTCTTCGAGCACTGCGACTTTGCCGGAATTTTTAACACCTCCAAAAGTCTTGTTCCATGAGTTCCTGACCTTCTCCGGGTCTTTTAATGTTCCGGGATGTTCTAAGATTCCAGACGGGGATGCGCCGTTATTAAAAAAATTTCCTGCATACTCATCACATGCAATCGATGCTCCGATTGAATTCCTCGCCATGGCTATAGGTGAATAACCAACTAATCCGTCAAATCCAAGTCCGGGAATATGCAAAATATTTTCTCTCGGAATGTCGATTACCTCCCAAGCTTTTTTATCTTCCACATGCTCTCCATCATATCTTTGATACTGATAATATATTCCACCGGAAGAATCACGCTTAACCTGCATTCTGCCAGGCATGAGAATATACAATCCTTGTATGCGTCCGGCATAGTCTCTGATTATCTGTACATAGGCATTTCCCCACAGAAGCAGATGCGTCATAAGCGTTTCCCTGAATGTAAACGATGACATCTCAGGATTCGGCTCATGATGCAATAAAAAATATAGCGGATGGTCAGTGGCTTTTTCCCTGTTCCCATTCTCACTATATCGATATATGTGAAGTGGCAAGCTTGCGAGTGATTCTGAGAGTACCCTCACACAAGCATATACTGCAGTAATCTGCATACTATTCTGCTGGGTTACATACGTTCCGGCGGTACTTCTGCCAGTTCCGTAGATTTGACCCGTCCCAGCTCCCCGATTATCAATTTTCGGTCGAAATAAATCTAAAATACTCATTCTTGAAATCTCCTAAAACGTTAAAAGTCCTCTATCGTCATATACAGAAACATCATTGTCATGTATGATTGACCTGTGGAGTCCCATGATTGTTGCAATAATTCCATCAATTTTTTCTGTGGATCTACCCTTGTTTGGCTTAATATTTCCTGCTGGGTCTTGGTCAATCACCACATTGCCGGCCATCCATCTAAGTACTGGATTGCCTAGATGATTAATCCTTCCAGCTAACATGTACTGGTAAAATTCCTTTGCGGCCGGAGACATATCCCTAAACCCTTGGCCAAATGGAACCATCGTAAATCCATCACCATCTAGATTCTGCACGATTTCTGTCGCATTCCATCTATCGTAAGCAATTTCCCTAATGTCATATATCTCACGTAACGATATGAGCTTTTCCCTGATTGCGCGATAATCGATGACATTTCCATCTGTCATTTCGATATACCCCTGTTTTTCCCATAGGTCATAATGTACATGGTCACGTCTACATCTGTACTGTAATGATTCTTCCGGAATCCAAAAAAACGGGAGAATGATATAATCTTCAGAATCATTTCTTGGAGGAAATGTCAGAGCGATTGCAGTAATATCTCCAGTACTGGACAAATCCATGCCTGCATAGCAAGCCCTACCATTGAGAGTGGAAATGTCTAAGTCCTTATTCCCTCTGTCATATACTTGTTCCGGAATCCATGTTACAAGACTTGACACCCACATGTTAAGGCGTAACTGCTTAAAAGTATTTTCCTCGGCGGGATTGTCAATACAAGATAAATAAGCATCTCTAACTCTGTCGATATCTACCGTTTCCCCAAGAGAGGGATTAGCTTTATACCAGTTTTTCTCATCCGTCCAATCGTCATCCGATTCCAATCCGTAGATTACAGGATAAAATGATGGGTCACTCTTATTACCCTTAAGTATTTCTCGCGCCTTACAATGTTGCTCATAACATATACTATGTGTATTATTACCCGCAGTTGTAATGAGGAAAAACAAAGGCTGTTCTCTCGCATCACCTGATCCTCTGGTGAGTACATCAAAAAGCCTCCTGTCTGGCTGTGCATGTAGCTCATCAAACACAAGACCGGAAATATTATATCCGTCCTTTGTCTTTGACTCTGCGGATAGAACCTGATAAAACCCATCATTTTTAGGACACGCCAATCTTTTAGTGGCTGCCAGTATTTTGGAAATTCCAGACAAAGCGGGAGAATCATTTACCATGTACTTCGCAACATCGTAAACGATGGAAGCTTGCTGTCTGTCACAGGCGGCACCGTAAACTTCCGGGGAAGCTTCTCCGTCGCAGTATAACAGATACAACGCAATCGCTGCGGCAAGCTCACTTTTTCCATTTTTTTTTGGAATTTCCACATAGGCAACTCTAAATTGTCGCTTCCTGTCTTTCTTTTTTACGATTCCAAAAATATCTCTGATTACTTGTTCTTGCCATCCCATCAGTTTAAAAGGTTTATGTGCCCATTTCCCTTTAGTGTGATGCAAGCAAGATATAAACATTATAGCTCTGTCTGCAAGTTCCTTGTCATAATATGACGTATCTAGCATAAAGCGACTTGGAATATATTTATATGCCATTACAGAACTCCCTTTAGTAGATTGCTCATAATATCTTCATTTTTGTCTGAGTACGGAGTAGAGCAATTTTCTCTTACTGTTTGAGCAATCTGGAACCATGTAGATTCTGCAAGTTTAGCATAGCTCTGCGACATTTTAACAAATGGTGACTCTATAGGAGCCTTAGTGGTCGGATGCTCAGAAATAAATCCATACTCACTCAACGCATTTTCTGCTTGTATCCATCTGCTCATCTGCATCGAGTACAATTCCAACAAATGAGGATTGATAATATCAGCACACGATCTGTCTTCCAACCATTTCCAAGTCTCTTCGTATATTGCTTTTGCCTTAAGCTCTGTCTTACATTCCATCTGTTCTGATTCCATGTAATCCTTTACCTTCGGCATCTTAACTGGATTCGGGCTTTTAATAGTCAGGACGCTTCCTTGTGAGGCAGTTCCATCCATAATTCTGTCAGATAGTGCTTTTCTCGCTGGGCCTGACCTACATCTT